GAGATGGAGGACAAGCCGGACAAGAACGAGTTCTCCCACGTCCACGACGCCAACCAGTACGCCGATGCCATCATCGACATGAACGTGCGCGGGGTCGCCCAAGGGTCCGGTCGGCGCGAGATCACAAAAACCGACTATACATACTAACACCTTGTCAAGTATGATATGGCAAATTGTGGTGTGAGGACTTACCCATGCAGACTCTCGGCTTGACGCCTCCTTCGGCCCCCCGGATCAACAACATCGGGGGCTTTTTGCCGATCAAATCCCTGTCGGACATGATGGCCGATGAGACCGCGACCGCGGAGGCGATCAAGCGGGCTGACGCTGCCAACAGCCAGCCGGTGATGCAGTCGCTGGTGAACCACATCAAGAGCCATTGGACCCTGGCCAAAGAGGCCAAGGAGACAGTCGAGGACGCCATGCTGTCGGCTGTGCGCTCGCGCCGCGGTGAGTACGATCCGGACGTTCTGGCACGCATCAAGAAGCAGGGCGGCTCAGAGATTTACATGATGCTGTTCGCCACCAAGGCTCGCCAGGCCAAGGCTCTGCTGGTGGATGTGCTGATCGGCGCGGGTACGGAGAAGCCCTGGTCCATCACCCCAACACCGAAGCCGGAGCTGCCGCCCTCCGAGGTCAACGAGATCATGCAGGCGGTCTACGCCGAGGTGGCCATGGCCGAGATGGGTGGCATGCCGATGTCCGTTGCCGACATCCGCCAAAGACTCACCGACGCCAAGCAGGCGCTCGAGAACCAGATTCAAGACACCGCCCGCATCTACGCCGAGCGTGCCGAGACCACCATCGAGGACATGATGGTCGAAGGCGGCTGGATGGAAGCCCTGGACCAGTTCCTGGACGACCTGATGGTCTTCAAGACGGCGTTCATGAAGGGCCCAGTCGTGCGCAACACGCCGACGCTCAAGTGGGTGCAGGGCCAAGATGGCACGTTCCAGCCGCAGACCACCTCCGAGCAGAAGGTCGAGTGGGAGCGGGTCGATCCGTTCAACATCTACCCAAGCCCTTGGAACAAGACGGTCCACGACGGCTACCTGATCGAGCGCCACAAGCTCTCGCGCACCAACCTGAACTCCATGATGGGCGTGGACGGCTACAACGACGATGCGATCCGCGCTGTGCTCGATCTGCACGGCACGGGCGGCTTGCACGAGTGGCTGAACGTCGACAACCAGCGTGCTTCGGCAGAAGGCCGCGACAGCCTGGCAGCCGACCAGGGTCGCTCTGACCTCATCGACGCGCTCCAGTACTGGGGCTCGGTCAGCGGCAAGATGCTGCGCGAGTGGGGTATGAAGAAGGAAGAGGTCCCCGACGAGTCCAAGGAGTACGAGGTCGAGGCCTGGCTGATCGGCGGCTACGTCATCAAGGCAGTCATCAACCCCGATCCACTGGCCCGCCGCCCGTACTACGCCGACGGCTACAGCCGCACGCCTGGTGCCTTCTGGCACAACAGCCTGTTCGACTGCATCACCGACTGCCAGGACATGTGCAACAGCGCGGCCCGTGCGCTGGCCAACAACCTGGGCATCGCCTCGGGCCCGCAGGTGTCGGTCAACGTCGACCGCATCCCGCCCGGCGACAACCTCACCGAGATGTACCCCTGGAAAATCTGGCAGACCTCGAGCGACCCGATGGGCTCCTCGGCTCCGGCCATTGACTTCTTCCAGCCAGGCAGCAACGCCAACGAGCTCATGGGCGTGTTCCAGAAGTTCAGCGAGCTGGCCGACGAGTATTCGGGTATTCCCCGATACATGACGGGCCTGGCGGGCGGCGAGGGCGGGGCAGGGCGCACGGCCTCAGGCATGTCGATGATGATCGGCAACGCCTCCAAGCAGATCAAGCAGACCATCAGCTCCATCGACATCCACGTCATCGCGCCGTCGGTCGAACGCGCCTACCAGTGGGTGCTCCAGTACAACCCGGATGCGGACTTGAAGGGCGACCTGAAGATCGTGGCCCGCGGTGCGCTGTCGCTTGTGACCAAGGAATCCGCACAGGTCCGCCGCAACGAGTTCCTCCAATTCACGGGCAACCCCATCGACATGCAGATCATTGGCCTCGAAGGCCGTGCCGAGCTGCTGCGCGAGGCCTCCAAGGCGCTCAACATCAACCCCGACAAAGTGGTTCCGAGCCTGTCGGTCATCAAGCAGCGTGCTGCCATGGCCCAGATGCAGATGGCCCAGCAGCAGCAGCCCCAACAGGCTGGCGGTGGCCAGGAGCTCATGAATGGGGCACCAGTTACAGACAATTTTTCACCGACAGCTCAATAAACTGTTGACAAGTTCCTAACCTGTTGTTGTAGAATTGCCACACATGGACCGAGAAGCCGAATTTGCACTGTTCACCCGCCTGGCGCGGGAGCCGAAACTCAGAGAGTGGCTGGCAGGCAAACTCGATGCCGAACTCGCTGTCCTGGTAGTAGCAGAGGATGTGCGCAAAGCCCAAGGCAAAGCCCAGCTTTTGAAGCAGATGATTGATCTGTTCGACGCCGCCAAAGCGAAACTCTGAATCCCAAGCGGTTGATTTCCAACCGCTTTTTTGCAACCTGAGAAACCCGATGGGTACAGGAGATTATTGATGGCATTGCCCCGTTCTATTCAGGCTCAACTCGAGCAAGCTAACGCCGTCCTGGCACAGGCTAACCCCCAACCCCAGGAACCCGCTGCACCGCAGCCAACGGCAGAATTAGCGCCCGAAGCCCCTGAAGCCCAACAGCAAGCGCCTGAGCCAACGGCCCCTACGGAGCCACAGGCCCAGCCCACGCAACCGCAGCAAGACGTTTGGGAGCACAAGTACAAGACCCTCCAGGGCTTGTTCAACCGTGAAGTCCCGACGCTTCAGCACCAGGTCAAGGACCTGCGGACCCAGCTCGAAACGGCTGTGGCCCGGCTGAACGATGCAGCAGATGCGAAGGCCAAGCCTAGTGAACCCGCAGCACCGGTGGCGGACCCCCGCGACGTTGAGAACTTCGGTTCCGACTTGGTGGAGATGGTGCAGCGCACTGCCGAGCGTTTGTTCGGTCGCGCTGCAAGCGAATTACAAGGACAAGCAGCTCGCTTCGAGCAGCGTCTTGTGCAACTAGAGCAGGCCTTTCAAGGCACGCACGAAACCGTTGCACAGACCGCCGAGCAGTCGTTCTTTGATCGCCTGACGAAGATGGTTCCTGACTGGGAACAGATCAACGCGAATGACGCCTTCCTGGCGTGGCTCGCAGAGGTCGATCCGGTCTACGGGCATCCCCGCCAGTCGGCCTTGAACGCCGCCCAGCAGTCAATGAACGCTGACCGTGCAGCCGCCGTGTTTAAGGCATTCGTAGCCACTCAGCCAAGCGCTCCAAAGCCCAACGCCGTGGCCAAGCAAGTTAGCCCGAAGGCTGCTGCAACCGCAGCTCCTACGCCGCAGTCAAAGCCCATGCTGACACAACAGCAGGTGGTCGATTACTACAACGCAAAGCGTCGTGGTGAGTACCGCGGACAGGAAGCTGAAGTGCAGCGGATCGAAGCAATGATTAACCTGGCTATCGCCGAAGGACGCGTTCAGTGATGAACTGACCCGGGGGCGGTAGCAGCAAACAACTCTTTTTTTTATCAAGGAGGCCAAAATGGCTGCTATTTTCCCCGTCACCGGCGCACAAGCCGCAGGTAACCTCGCTACCACCAGCTCGTACTCCGGTACGTTCATTCCTGCCGTTTGGTCCGCCAAGCTGGCTGAGAAGTTCTATGCCGCTTCCGTGTACGGCGAGATCGCCAACACAAGCTGGCAAGGTGAAGTCGCCTCTATGGGCGACAAGGTGTACATCAACACCGCTCCTACCATCACCATCGCCAACTACCAGGCCGGTATGAACCTGAGCTATCAGGTGCCTACCCCTGACATGCAAGAGCTCGTGATCGACAAAGGCCGTTACTTCGCCTTCCAGATCAACGACGTGCTCGAGTACCAGGCCAAGCCCAACCTGATGGACATGTTCGCTGCTGACGCAGCCGAGCAGATGCGCATCAACATCGACTCCAACGTCGTGTACAACACCTTCTCTGCTGGCGCTGCTGCCAACAAGGGTGCTACCGCCGGTGTGAAGTCCAGCTCCTACAACCTGGGCACCGACGCCGCTCCAGTCGCCCTGACTGGCTCGAACGTCCTGACCAAGATTCTGGAGATGGCTTCCGTGTTGGATGAGCAGAACGTTCCTGAGAGCGACCGCTACTTGGTGATCGACCCCGCCACTCGCACTTTGCTGATGCAATCCAACTTGGCCCAGGCCCAGTTCATGGGTGACGCCACCAGCACCGTTCGTAACGGCAAGATCGGCACCATCGACCGCTTCACTGTGTACGTGACCAACCAGTTGCCTAAGGCCGCTGCTGGTACCGCTACATCTTGGGTCAGCGGCGACGGCGCTGAGAACTCTGTGACTTCGACTGGCACCGTGCTCAAGCGCCGCGCCATCATCGCCGGTCACAAGTCTGCCATCACCTTCGCATCGCAGATCACGAAGATGGAAACCGTGCGCAACCCCAACGACTTCGGTGACTTCATCCGCTCGTTGAACGTGTACGGCTTCAAGGTCGTGAAGCCTGAGGCGCTGACTCTGTTGGTCGCAGCCTGATAGGAACTAGGGGGGCCTAAGCCCCCCTATCCTGTTAGCTACTGGCGCATTACGTGTTAGTGGGTTAGAATCGCCCGGCCCTTGCCGGGTTTTTCATAGGTGGTGCCGTGGTTCCAATCAGTGCATTTTTTCCGCGACTGTTGCCCAGCGTTGTTGGGTGCCCGGAGCCGCTCGCGCAGCAGGCTCTGCTGGACTCCGCCATTGAGTTTTGTGGCCGGTCCCTGGCCGTCACGACGACGCTTGATGCGGTAACGCTCAGCGCGGGCAAGGCATCGTTCGAGGTCGACACCCCTACCGGCACAACCATCGCCCAGGTGCTCAACCTGTGGTTCGACGGAACTGAGATCGAAGCGGCCCCCTACGCCCAGGCGACAAACATGTCCGCCATCGCGGGCACGCCTCGTTACTTCTACGGCGAGGACATCGACGAAGCATTCAACATCACGCTGCTGCCTGCACCGGACACTACGGTCGCTCGTGGCGTGATCGTGCGTGCGGCGTTAAAGCCCAAGCGCTCAGCAACAACCGTCCACAGCGTGTTGTTCGAGCGTTACGCGCAAGCAATCGTTGACGGTGCGCAAGCCATCCTGCTAGCCATCCCGGATCAGCCGTTCTCCGACGAAGCCAAGGCCCAAGTCATGGCCGTGAGGGCCAGGTCGGGGGCAAACCACGCACGCACGGACGCCATGCACGGTCGCGTGCAGTCATC